AACCACCGCAGGGGTAGCACCCTCCATATCAGCAACCTTCAGTGCGGCTTCATACATCGCCGCGATTGGGGCCAAGGCTCGCATCATGTCTGTTACAATACCCAACTTATTCCTAATCGATTCTGGATCCCCAGTAATTGCATCCGCAGCTCGTTGCATTGCGGGCATAAACTTATCTGCAATGGTATCGACAATTTTCACCATATTGGTAACGGCGTTGTTGAACGACTCAGGATCAAGACTTACACCACCAATGTTTTCGCCTATAGCGGCAAGAACAGTCAACATCTGTTCAATAATCTTACCGGCTGCAGTGGCGGCAGTACTCGCTGTCTCGGCCTTTTGAGGATTCATACTGCCAAACGTGGAAACAAGCATATAGATAAGGCCAGCAACTGCAGCAAAAATCCCTAGGGCTGCACCAATCATCGCGATCAAAATAAGAGCTTGGGGTCCCTTAGCTAGTGTGACCAAAATCGCCAACCCGGCACCGATGGCAGCGATAGCTGCGGTGGCAATAAGAACCGTCATTGTTACTTCAGAAAAAGCCTCAATAGTAGAAGGATCGGGAGGTGTTAGGCCACTTAAGCCTGACACTACCTCTGTCATAATCAAAGCCACGGCTGCCATAACACCGACACTTAGCAGCAACATCCCGGCCAGTGTTGGTAGCGATTTCTTAAAGTTTTTAACCTGTTCAGCGGCTTGTGCCGCAGCAGCAACCCCCTCAATGACCTTAGCCACGACAAATGTCGCAGCAGCAACGGCAGCGAGCATCGTGGGCTCCATGCCAGCAGCCATTGCTTCTTTTGCTATTGCGAGCATTCCTTTCAACGCAAGGTAAAAACCGCCGCCAATTGCGGCGATAATTAACGCCGCTTTACCCACGTCAGTAAGTTTTACTTTACCAAGCTCTTCAATTGCGGAGCTTACACCCGCTGCAAGATCTGCAATTTTTTGAGGGACGTCGCCTTTTGGTACATTTTGTGCAACGGCGCCACCCATCATTTTCGTCATGCCGGCTGCAAACAGCTTACCAAAGCGAAGAACCATCCCAGTTGCGAAAACGATACCCACCGACTTGATCAGTGCGGCTCCAATAATCGTCGCCAGAATGCCGCCAAGCACATCAGATATTGTATCACCATACTCTGTCCAAAACTTATCAACAAACGCAAGGAAACTCTTACCCAAACCATCCCAAGCGTCAGTTAACGCCTGATCGGCCAACGCCTCCTGAATCATTGGAAACAAGCCATCCTTTGCAAGAGTGCCACCGAACTCTGGTTTTTGCAGATCACCACTAAGTGCTTTTACGCCGAGCTTAAACAGCTCACTCAGCCCATTCATAAGATAGGGCAACATTGAAATAATTGAAGACCCTATGAAGTCAAAGGCGTCTTCAAGACCTTGTAAGAATTTATCGAGAAAGCCCGAACCACTGGAGCCAAAGAAAGCACCAACCAAATCTTCGACCAACACGGTCATCGCTTTTCGCATATCCGTCCCACCGGACTTGGCGCTATCGACGAACTTCCGGAAAAAGCCTTGGACTTCTTTCATCTTTTGCTGCATCCACACAGGATTAAACAAATTATTGAACAAATCACTGACCACATGTAAGGGTCCATCAGACCCAAACAATTCTCCAAGCATATGACCAACCTGAACACCTGCCCTGTGAACAATCCTGAACACTTCGTGAATATTCTTCAAAATATGCCTGAATTCTTTTGAATTCATGATACCTGTTAGCACCCCGTCTGAAAATGCGCCAAACAAGCCACCTTTTCCACTAAGCCTTTGACCCTGCTCAACGACACGTTCCATAACTTTGGCAAGCTCTCGGTTCGCTTCAGTTTGGGCCATTGTAGCCTTGGTTGCAGCAGAAACGCCTTTATCAACATCGTTCATAGCATCCAAGTCAAACGAATTTGTGGGATCCATCAGGTTTTGAAGTTCCATCATGTCCATATTGGTAAGATCAGCCAGGCGGGCTTTCTCTTGGCGAGACATATCTTCAAACGACTGACCACTTGCCTGTAGTGCATCTTTGAGCATTGTGACCTGTTCCGCAGGTGTGGCAGTCATCATATCCATTGCATCGACAGTAATGCCAAACTGTGCAGCCAATTCGCCGGCGGCTTTAGCTCCAGACTCGAAGTCATCAAAAACAGAAGTTACCTTTGTGAGGGTATCAATCGAAACTCCAAGCTTTTGAGCCGCGACGCTGGTTTTAAGCATTTCTTTTGTGTTGGTTCCAAAAATCTCAGGTGCTTGAATCATTTGATCCAACATCTGTCCAGTAAGCTTAATGTTTGTTCCATAAGCCTTAGAAACCTGGACGACTTGCTTGTTCACCTCGCTTAAGGCTTGCTTCATCGTCTTTCCATGAGCACGGGCTGCGATGGTAAGTGATGCGATACTTTTGCCTGACAAGCCAAGACCCTTTGCGGCGTTCACAATCTGTTCTGCAGCCTTGTCAAATTCACCCGATAAACGCGAAAATACGGGACCCATGTCGGAAGCAATTTCTTGAAAAAACTTTAATTTCGCTGCGCTACCGTCAGAACCAGAACCAAAAACCCTAGACAACCGAAGACCCGTACCTGCCAAAGTAGCACCACGACCAGATATCTCTCGAAACGCACCGGCAATTGCCTTTGCTTCACCTTTCGCTAAATCACCAAATTCCCCACGGAGTTCTTCCATGGCTTGGCGTAGCGCACTGGTTCCATTATAGAGTTCGTTGGCCATCCCAAGCATTCCATCAATCATGCTGTTCCATGCTTGAAAGCCTGACCTCAATAGATTAAAGGCGCCCATCACACCGGTGGTAATAACATTACCAATACTACCAAAAATCCCTAGAGTAGTGCTGGCGACATTCTTTACGGCAATAAATGCACCAACACCGGCTGCCTTCCAACCCTGTGCGGAATCAGAAGCTTTTTTCATCGCTTCGCTTGTCTCTTCGGTAGAGTTTGAAAGTTCTCCGGAAGCCTCTGCTGCTTCCATCAGTCCCTCACGAACTTCCGCCATTCGCTCTTGATAGCCATCTAGTTCGCGACACTCAAGCGCACGACACAACTCTTGAGCGAGAGCAATCTGATCAACCAGACCAGTCTTGTTTTGCTCTATAAGAGCAGCTCTCGCAGCTATAGCCTGATTTATTTGTTGTTCGATCGCTAACTGTGACTTATCGGCCATACAAACACCCTACCTTCATAATTATCACAAAGGCAAAAATACTTTAAAATGGCCAAGTATAACCGAAACTTTTTTCAAACCTTCGAGCAGCAGCGGACTTTGTCTCAAGAACCGTGGAAAGCTCAGGGCCACCCGGGCAATCACGGAGAAGAACATAAAGATTTCGTGAAGCACCCAAAACCTCTTGTAAAGAAGAAGTCTGTTCCTGGGTACCACGAATCTTAACATTTGGAGAAAGACCCAAAATGTATGCTGCGGAAGCTGCGGCTAGTTTTTTCTTTTCGTTCATTATGACCTCGTGTATTAAGTATCACAATCACGTAAATCTGCGTTGATTTGATGGAACCATATTTCGTGCTCGACCTTGCAGTGCACGAGAATCAGGTGTATTTGACGTTGCAGCCCGACTTTCGCCATTAGCTCGTTTAATTTCTTCATTTATTCTATTAATGAACCAAATCCTTTTCCAAACCGGCAAAATATAAGCATCTCGATAAGAAAATCCGGTATAGTACATGAGTAAGAAAATATGTTCTAAATAGATTTCTTTATCATTCGGTGTCAGGCCAAAAAAAGGCGGCGCCCATGGGCAGCCTCACCTCCGAAGTTTCAAAACAACTTGTGCAATCCATCCAGGATTTCATTTCAATCCCAGGCTCATTCTTGTCAATATATTTTCTCAAAAACAAAGAATCGCCTGCGGGCATGCCTCTAATAAAAAATCCAATTTTGGCTTTGTCAGTAATTCCTTCAACACTCACAATTGAATACGTTAAACGTGTCGTAACCAAATTGTCAACCTTAACGCCTTGTTTCTTTTTGCGGTCATTCATAACACTGATATCGCGCTCGTCAGCCCCTGTAAGAAACTTAAATCTAACATTCTTTTTAGTCATCGGCAGCTCAACCTCAAACAGGTTAGCACCCGGGGCGACAGGTTCAATTTCCAATCTCTGGATTGGAAGCTCCGCAAGGTTAAACTGTTGTTTGGTTCGTGCACCACACGCCGGGCAATCTACCTCGACATTATAGTCGGTCCCATAGCCAGTAACCCGAAGGGCAGTCATAAGTGCGTTTCTGTCCCCACTCAATAGCACATCCGGATCAAAACCTTCATCAACGATAGCCGAATTGAGCAATTCGGTAATGACGGTTCCTTTTTTAATTAAGGCACGACTTGTGAGAATATCTTCCTCACGTGCAGTCATAGCCTTAATAGATACTTCATCTTTTCCATGCATTCCAGAATCTACCGGGTAAATTACACCACGTGACGGTAACGGCACAGACTGTACAGGGATATCAAGTCCAAAATCATCTTTCAGAACATTACGAGAAGGCATCAGCGGGTTTGAGTTTTTTCCATCGCTAAATACTTCATTTTTTTTACCTCGTGACAAAACAGGCTCCTATTGTTCTGATCTATAATAATAGAACGCTGGTTGAGGTAAAAGTAAAAGTAAAAAATTTCAACTTTACCGCAAAACGAAAAGGGCACCCCCAAAGGGTGCCCAAGACAAGCATGCTTCTGCTAAATCAAGTACTACAATGTAAAATACTGAGCAAAAACTAGTATTGAAGAACGCAGTTATCGAAACGAATTGTTAACGAAATCTCAGCAGGATCCTCAGTACCATAATCCAGTGTACCAAAACCAGCAGCTGTCAAAAAGCAACCTTTCAAATCCCAAAGCTCAACAACTGTACCTACCGGGTCAAGCATTTTGAGCTGGATATCTCTCTTATAGAAATCAGCATAACCTGAACGACCTGATACTGTCTCGGTGTGAGTTCGTACCCACTCCATAACCTGCTGTGCTCCAGAAGGTGCAATAGGATCATAAAGCGTTACGGCTAATGTTTCGTAAGACATCTTACCTGCAAGATATCTCTTTGAGTTCATAAACTCTAGTGTTTGTTCGCCAATTGACACGCTTGGACGTGCAGCTGACTTCATCAAGAATGCGTCAATGCCCTCAATAGCAAATACCCACCGAAATTGTCTTTTCGGCTCAAATTTATTAGGAAGCATATCAGCAACTGGCAATGTCTCGGCCATTTTCGGTTCTCCTTAATCTCTTATTAAATATAACGTTGCATACTTGTTTGACTAAATCTCTGTACCGTTGTTGGTAATAACGAAGTCCAGAGCAATGAATTCCACAGCGCGTGTTGGCTGTAAGAAGATTTTGCCTCGCACTGTGTTATTTTCAACATCAGCCTGAGTCGTTGTGGAGGCATCGATAATTACCCGATACCTTTCCACGCCTTGCTGTGCCTGAATTTCAGACATGATTGGATTGACTGCAGCAGAAAATCTAGCAAGAGTTGATTCTCTGTTGGGTTCGAAGATGAAAGTGTCAGCAACTTTGCGCACTTTGCGACGAACATCAATAAGCAGACGACGAACATTTACGCGATCCAAAGCAGATGCGGTAGCAAGAAGCGTCTTCTGACCCCAAATCACATGTTGATCTGGGTTAGTTGGAAACTCTGTGATTGGATTAATATCTGTTTCGTAGAGTGCATCCAAATTATTTCTGTTAAATTTAACCTTTGTCTCAATTACTCCCGCCAATGCACCTCGAGTAAATCCGGCAGGCGCAAACCAGGGATAAGCAACAGAATCATTTAGTGCCATGGCACCCAACACAACAACCGAAGGAGGAACCCTTACATTCGTCAAAGTATTCGGATCGGTAATAAATGCATCTGGGAAGTAAACTGCGGCAAAAGATGTATCAAGCGCTCTAGACTTCAAAGTCTCAACTGTATTTCCTACACTGATCTTTTGGACGGATGAGGTCACAATGTTGTTCTCGACGTCAGTTTCTTCAAGATCCATGATATAAAGCGCATCAAAACGCTCTTCAGTCTTCTCGATTCCGATATCTGTCACTTTTTCTTCACGGAGACCGGGAATTGTGAGCAGTTGGATGTCGACGTCACTCTTCTCAGCCATGACGTCGAGCGCCTTAGCATATGCTGAAACTGTGGGAGCATCGACGAACCCTTGTGCTTCATCATCCATCTCGCGTTTGGCGGCATTATCGAGAAGTTTTGCCTTGTCTTCGTTGTAAATATTGACGCCGTCGAAGCCACCTTGAACCGGTGCAGTAAACTTGAAGTATTTTTGAGATGCAATATCGCCAAAATCTTTTGAAACGTTCAAGAATCTGGTATATGTCGAAGAAGACCACGATGCATCCGACTTCTGCAACGAACCAGATAATTCACCATTTCTGCGATAAGCAAAGAATGCCCATTCTTTTGCATCTACAACATCTTTACTTGATTTCGTGTGAACCTGAATTTGTTCAAGCGAAAACAGGTTGTTGTTAAACTTGTCTGAATCGTAAACCGTTCCGGCAGAATTCAGTGTACCGTTGTTGGCTCCAACCCAAGCAGTCTGCCGGGCTGTCGAAAATTTCGGATAATATTTGGTGAAAGATGCCACACCCTTATTCAAAATAGGATCACTGTTTGGTTGAGCGATCTTGGTAACACGAGTGTTCTGCCATCCCCAGTACAATGAAGAATTGACTGTTTTCTTTGTACCTGTTCCATTTGCGATCGATGCGCGGTACGGAACAGGAGGCTCAACAAGTTCCCTTGACCATTTTGAAGCGGTCGTAAAGAGGAGTCCTGTTCGACCAGCACCAGAAGCAGTTGCTCCAAGAGGATGTGGTGGAAGAGCCATAATACCGGAACCAGATGTCACCAAGTGATAAGGACCACGGAAACCAACGGGTAACGCAGTTACCTCCATTTCCGCATCGGCTACTTCAGAATTCATTTCTACCCGAATATAGCGAGACCTGTTGGAGAACACACCATCGACAACCAGCTTCTGTGAGGCAGGTAACTTGTCAAAATCAAAGTATGTATTCATATTTCCAACTCGACGAGCAATGTAGTCATCAGAATTAGGATTGAGATTTAGACCTCTGAACGCTTCACCGGTTTCGACCAACGCAGCCGTCATATCTGTATCCCAAAACTTACGAACAACAAGATCAAACTGACCGTAATCATCATCAACCTTAGATTTCTTAATGTTTTCGATCGAAATCTTGAAATTGGTGTTTGATGTGGACCCGGCGTCAAGAGCGTGGACTGTAAACAGGTTCTTGTTCTTACCACCAATTTTCTGCGAAACAAAGGTAGGTGAAAACGCGTGTTGAAATCTGTCACTAAAGTTTTCAAAGTTTGGAACAGCTGTTGATCCTGTATCACCAACATTTTGATCTACTGAGGAAGACAGAAGAAAAACCGCATCTTCGAGACCACCTTTTGTTGCTGTTGCATTTAGTATCTTGGAGCCG